ATGAACGAAGATAATGCAGAGTATGTACAACTAGCAGTAGAGAACATCGAAAACATTAAAAATACATTTAAAAAACTAAGTGGTGTTAAAACATACGAAACAACAATTGAAAACTTATCTGCAACAGCAGTTGAGCTTTCTGAAGATGATGACGCAGAATTAAGAGACAAGTTTACAGTATCACATTTTGATGACAAAGTTGGTAATGTATTAGGACAACTAAAATCATTATCTCTTAAGAAAAATGCATTTGAAAATTACATTACAAAAGCAATAACAACAGAAACATTCGCTAACTTAAAGAACTTACTACAAGAAGCTGATTTAGTAGACTTTGCTACAGCAGAAGCAAGACTAGGTCATCAAGTTAATCAATTAAGTTATGCAGCCAGTGATACTAGATTATCTGAGTACTTACAAAGTGTTAGTAAGAAAATTACATCAGGTGGTCAGTTGAACCAATTTGAGTACGGCACAATTAAGAGCTGTTTACTTGGAGCAACAACTAATACTACTACCCAACCAACTTCAGTAGTTGATGACGGTACAATGTACGAAAACTTCTTAGAACAGTACGATATATTATAATAAGAAACGCTGCGAAGCGTCACTTAGTGTAGAGTAAGTCCACATCACTTTTAGTGATAAACAAGCAATAGACTTGTTTCATAGAGTAGATATCCATTTTAAACCCGCCTAGTGCGGGTTTTTTCATAAATAAACATGTTAAAGAAAAATGTGTCAACATTAAATTAAAAAAACGGTTGACTTTCTTTATCTTGGCAATTATAATAAACCCGTTATCCACATATTGTAGATGACAAACATGGCAAACATGGCAAACATTTTAGGAGAAATATCATGGCCTCATTAGCAGAAATTAGAGCAAAGCTCTCAGCAATGGAATCGAAAGGTTCTAATCAATCGTCGCAACAAAGCGACAACGCAATTTACCCACACTGGAATATCGACGAAGGAACAAGTGCAACACTTAGGTTTTTACCTGATGCTGACACCTCAAACGACTTCTTCTGGGTAGAGCGACAAATGATTCGTTTAACATTCCCAGGAGTATTAGGCGGAGAAAACAAACCAGTAACTGTACAAGTACCTTGTGGTGAAATGTACGGAGAAGTTTGTCCAGTATTAACTGAGGTTCGTCCTTGGTTTAAAGATCCGTCTTTAGAAGACATGGGTCGTAAGTATTGGAAAAAGCGTTCATATATCTTTAACGGATTCGTTACTGATAATCCATTGAACGAAACAGCACCAGAAAACCCAGTTCGTAGATTTGTAATCTCACCTCAAATCTTCAACATTATTAAGTCATCTTTGATGGACCCGGATATGGAAAACATTCCAACAGATTACCTTAATGGTTCTGACTTCCGTGTTAGTAAAACAACCAAAGGACAATATGCTGACTACAGTACTTCTAAATGGGCTCGTAAAGAGAGTTCACTAGATGAAACTCAACTAGCGGCTATTGACACTAATGGTTTGTTTAATCTTAAAGATTACTTACCTGCACAACCTACAGCAGATCACTACACTGCAATCAGTGAAATGTTCGCGGCATCAGTAGATGGCGAACTATATGATCCTGCAAGATGGGGTAACTTCTACAAGCCATATGGCGTTGAAGTTCCTGCAAATGCACCAGCACCTGGTTTACAAGCAACTACAGCACCTGCACAAACAGCAGCACCAGTAGCGGCTCCAGTTGCACCAGTTGCACCAGCAGTAGCTCAAACAGCGGCTCCAGTAGTAGAAACAGCAGCACCAGTTGCACCAGCAGTTGAACCAACACCTGCACCGGTAGCGGCAGAGCCAGCAACGGCTCCGGCTAGTAATGCAAGTGCTGATGACATTCTAAATATGATTAGAAACCGTCAAGGTTAATAGGAGACATCATGCAGAAACCATTTGACTTAACAAAGTTCAGGACGTCTGTCACTAAATCCATCAGTGGAATTAGTGCAGGCTTCCATGATCCTAAAGATTGGATCAGTACAGGAAATCACACACTTAACTATTTGATTAGTGGAGACTTCGGAAGAGGTATTCCATTAGGAAAAGTTAGTGTTTTTGCAGGTGAATCAGGTTCAGGTAAAAGTTTTATCTGTTCCGGTAACATTGTAAAGGCGGCTCAGGATCAAGGATGCCAAGTTGTATTATTTGATTCAGAGAACGCACTTGATGAGGATTGGCTACAAGCATTAGATGTAGATACTACTCCAGAAAAACTTCTGAAGATTAGTGTTAGCATGATTGATGATGTTGCTAAAACATTAAGTGACTTTATGAAAGACTATAAAAGTAACTACGGTGATTTAGAGTATGACGAAATGCCTAAATTGTTATTTGTTATTGATAGTTTAGGAATGTTACTTACACCGACCGATGTAGCACAATTTGAAAAAGGTGACATGAAAGGTGATATGGGTAGAAAGCCCAAAGCCTTAACTGCCTTAGTGCGTAACATGGTTAACCAAATTGCACCATTCCCAGTAGGTATTGTTGCAACTAACCACACATATGCTTCACAAGATATGTTTGACCCAGATGATAAAATCAGCGGTGGTCAAGGCTTTATCTATGCAAGTAGTATTGTTGTTGCTATGCGTAAACTAAAACTTAAAGAAGACTTAGACGGAAACAAAGTTTCTACAGTACAAGGTATTCGTGCCGCATGTAAAGTTATGAAGTCTAGATACAGCAAACCTTTTGAAGGTGTGCAAATCAAGATTCCATATGAAAGCGGAATGGATCCATACAGTGGACTAGTAGAAATGCTAGAACAGAAAAGTCTACTTACTAAAGTTGGTAACAAACTATCTTATATTTCCCCTGTAACAGGTGAGGAAATTAAAGAGTTCAGAAAAGGCTGGACAAGCGATAAGTTACAAATCGTTATTGACGAATGGGATATGATTCCAGAAGCGCCAGTAATTGATGAGGACATGATCGATGAACCAGATGTAATCGATCCTATGGAGGATGCAATCGATGAATCATGATGTTAGTTTTTTACACGAGCTGTGGGATAGTGCAAAGCACTTTATCCCTAAGAAAGACAAGTTGCAGGCCGCTGAAGTACTAGTCCGAGTTTTCGATGAAAATGCAGACATTGGAGAAATCGAAGAAAGCATCAATGAATTTGATAGCATAATGAGAGCAGCAATTATATCTCATTTTGAAATTAGTTCACATGATGCTGACGAAGATGACGAAGACGGGGATTGGGATTAAATGAGTACTTGGTATAACAAAGTCACATCAAACTTAGGCGACATCGTTGATGCTATTGCTTATTTTGAAAACGAACTGGAAAGTGCCAAGTACGAATGCCGAATCAAAGGAAGCCTAGAAAGAGCTAGTGCTTCCTTACCTGGTATCACAGAACATCGGTTCAATCAATTACAAGAGATTGAAGCAATATTAGAACACTTAAACATTGCACTCCGAAAGGAGCGTAGTGTTGTGTTTAGAAAGTTCTTTGAAACATATAACAGACAACTAACTAGTAGAGATGCTGAAAAGTATGTTGACGGTGAACAATCTGTTATAGACTTGACACATTTAGTTAATCAGTTTGCATTATTGCGTAACAAGTACTTAGGCATACTTAAAGGCTTAGATACTAAGCAATGGCAAATTGGTCATATCACTAAACTGCGAACCGCAGGTATGGAAGATATCACAATAGACTAGGCGTAAGTCCTTGATTTATTTGTGGTATTTTCACTTGACTTCCTACACTTTTAACTGTATAATATACATATAAAGCAAAAAGGAGAAAGAAAATATGTTACATTTTATAGCCGCAATAATACCACTTTACTTTGTGTATGCAGTAGTAAAGCAGTTATTTACGGCAGAAGATGGAGCAGAATTTACTGGAACCTTGCTTGGAATTGTATTGTTTGTTTGGGTAATAAGCCTTTTATTAGGTTGACACGAACTGACTAATACTGTATAATAACTGTATTGTTTAAATTAATGCCTGTGGGAGGGCTAGATATGAGTAACTTTGTAAAGATAGAAAACGGCGTATACCGTAACCAACCGATCGAAGGAGTATTTCCTTTGGTCAAACCAACTCAACAAGGAAAGAAAGGATACTTTGTGACTGTAGATGCATCAGCATTATTAGGACCAGAGCGTACTTCAATCCGTGTTGTAGTACCAACACTAGCAAGTGTTGAACCTTTAGCAGATGCTGAAGGCGAGAAACTTGTTGAAACTGCACCAGAGACTAAGGCTAAGCCTAAAGAAACTGACGAGCAGGCAATGACTAGAATTAGAGAGCGTTT